AATATAAAATATAAAAAAACAGAGGTTCTATTTATCGGATTGTTTAATAGTATCAAAAACGAAAGCATTAAAAGTATAAGCAACGTAAGCACGCTTGTAATAGAAGAAGCTAATGCTGTTAAAAATGACACCGATATACTTATCCCACACAACACCGTAAGACACCCAACCATAAACAATGTAACCGTGTTGTGCTTTAATCCAAAAGACAAAAATGATGTTATTTATAAATTATTCTACGAACCGTGCTTGTTTAAGGGTAATATAGAAATAGAAAAAATTACCTATAAAGATACAGTTTTTGAAGTACCTATCGTGGTCGGTGATGATATACTACATATTCACACCACGTTTTTAGATAACCCTAACCTACCAAACGACTTCATAAAAGAGGGGGAGCGGGTATTCCTTACTGATTTAGATGTTTTTAAGCGGGACTTTATAGGTATATATAGTAACGTTGCTTCTTTTGTCATTAAATCTTTGTCCTATATTCAGGAGGATATAGATACGTTTGATAAACCTTATTATTTTGGGTTAGATTTGGGATACAATGACGCAACCGCACTACAAATAACCTATAAGATAAACAAAAACACACTTTATACAAAAAACTTACTTTACGATAGGTTTTTAACCGCACAACAAGTGTACGATAAAGTAACAGAGATTGTAAAACAATACGATAAAAGGGTGGTGTATTGTGATACCAACAACAAAAACATTACAGAACTGCTTAAAACAGCGGGGTTAACTATTAGGTACAAAAACACAAAAAAGACTATAACAGAACAATATGGATTTATAAATAACTATAACATCATAACAGATGATATGAGTACCTACAACGATTTAAGAAGTTTAGTTTGGACGAAGGACGGTAAAGAAGCAATAAATAAAGAAGGTAATCATATTGCAGACGCTTTTAGGTACTCGTGTATAGGACTATTGAGTAACAATACAATTTTAGCAGTTATTTAAGTGTGAAGGTGCGTTTTTTATATTATATATATTATATATATTATATCAAAATTACACCTTCACACCTTATACCTAATCAATTAAGATTGTGCTTAATCGTAATTAAGAGCGGGGTTAAACGGGTATTACCTTTATACCTGCAAGGATATAAAGGTTGTTGTTTACGCTATGTATGATTTATAAATTTTGACTTGTTATAGTGGGGTGGTGGTGCGTATTAAATGAAATCACAAGCACCTTCTTTTTGTGCTTTAATCGTATTAAGGTAGGTTTCTAAATCTTTAATGATATATTCTTTTACCTTGCTATTACCTTTATTTTTTTGGATAAACAGGTCTAAACTCTCAATATCTTTTTTAGATAAGGTACTACTTGCAACTTCTATAAAGTTATCCAAAAACACCTGAAACACGCTTGCAACGTTTGAATGTTTGAACGTTAATACATTACCTTTACGTGTGTGTGTGATTGAAAAAAGTTGTTTATAAAGGTTTTTGTATTTTTTGTTTTTTGTAAGTGCATTTGCAACTGCATTTGAGATTACATTGTATTCCACTAATTTTGACAAAGTAATTTCGTTGTTTATTCCTGATATAGGATTTTTGAAGCAGTCTAATATAATATCAAAACTACCTATAAAGGTGTAAAACAAACCCTTAAACACGCTTAATGCTTGTTTTTGTTTATCAAAAAACGTAGATAGAATAGCAAGCACGCTTATAGCTTGCTGTATCTCATTTGGGATATCTATATTATAGGTAATTGAGTTTTGTGTAAACAACCCGTTTAATTTACCATACTCTTTATCACTTTCATCGTTTATTTTATCTAAATCATTAAATTCCTCTACATCTTGCGCAACCAACTTATCTTTTGTTTTACCTACTTCAAAAATCGTATCATTGTAAACGAAGTTCTTATCGTTTAACACCTTAAACACTTCACAATTATATTTATCTAATGTTTTATTCCAAAAGAACGATATTGATAAAGGTATAGCAATTTCATTTACGTAATACACGTATTTGCGTTGTACAAAATCAATAAGTGAATTGATGTTAGTTAGTTTATTGATGTTACTTATTTGCAAATCACAAAACTGCTTACTTTCAAAAATATATCTTACATCATTATTTGCGGTTTCTTTATGAGTTTCGTTGTATTCTAAATACACGTTCACTTCATTAACATTACGAACCCTACCTGTGATTTGCTTAATTAGTGAATTAGTTAAGTCATTACCTAACAATAAGAAGTTCACGGGTTTTGTGTTATCTTTTACGTATATATTAAGACCCGCAGTGATAGAGCTTGTAACAAGCATGTTACCAAAAGCATTACCTAAATCAATTTCTTTAACTTCACTATTATATAGCATAATTTCAAACTCTTTTAGTGTGTCTTTTATTCTTTTGCACAAACGTCTGTTATTCAAATAAACGATATTTGTAGCACCGTTGTTTTTATTTAAGAACGCTTTAACAATAGCAAGCGTTTTGTTGCTTTTTACATCATTTTTTGTTTTATAAAAGGTAATGTTTCTTTTTAGGTTGTTACCTGAATGAAACTTAACCCGTTTTTCGCACAAATCGTATATTAAACTACACTTAAAGGGGGTTGCAGTGCAAAAAACAACTTGTGAAGCGGGGTTTATGTGGTTTACGTACTGCGTTGCTTTTTCAATTTGCAACATAATAGATTGAGTAACATAGTCTACTTCATCAAAAATAATTGCATTAAAGGTATTAGATATATAGTTTAAGAAAAAGCTCTCATTGTTGCTAATAAGTTCATAAAAGTACGCATAAGTTATACCTACACGACCACTTGTTTTATAAAATGTTTCAGTGGTTTGTTTTTGTGAGTGTAACACGGTTAAGTGCATTGTTGCTTCTAATTGTTCTAATACAGAAACATTAGGTACAATGTACAAACAGCTACTTTTATAAGCGTTTAATAGTGTGGTTGTTTTACCTGCACCCGTATTTTCTGATACAACGAATACAGTTTTTGCACCTTTTACAGCTTCTAAATAATCACTCGGAAAAATATAATTACTTGTACCTATTGTTTTTAGTGCTTCATAAGACTGTTTTATGTTATTTTTCAGTACAAGTTCGTAAGTTTCTGTTTTTTCGTATTTCGCACCTGATAATTTAATACCTTTTTGCATTGCGTTTTTTACAGTTGCTTTTAGTTCACGAACCCGTTCACTGTTTTTTCGTGATGGTTCAATAACACTCTCAATACGTTCTATTGAAATGCACCCTGATGTTACATACCTTGCAAGGATTAAGCGTCCTTCATTTGTTTGAATAAGCTCGTTTACGGATTGATTAGTTATCGTTTTACTTGCAATAGGTGTATTATCTTTTACTTCTACTGCAATGTATTTTTTATCTACAATATCGTGCTTACCAACCGTGTTTATATTGTTAATTGTTTTTGCTTTATATGGTACTGTTTTACCTTCATTAAAATAAGGTGCATAACCCGTGTTAATTGAGATAGTTAGGTTTTTATATGATACACCTTTTTCTGTAATGTTATATAAACTTCTATCAAATACACGTTCAGTGTCTATTGTATCAAATAAGAACCCAAAAAATGCACCGCAAATAGTTGTTTCTAATGAATAAAGGTACTCATTGAAGGTTTCAATACTACTAAATGCTTCTTTATCCACGTTTAATGCAAAATGTATACCTTTACCTGATTTTGATATGTAAGCAAATAGTAATGAGTTACCAAACAACGATTTTAAGGTACTCATGTAAGCTACCATATCGTTGTGAGTGGGTTCATAACCTTGTATACTTTTAATATCAATATCAAAGGGTAGCAATAAGGGTGCGTCTGTTTTGTGAATTAGGTATGCTATATTGTTTATATGGGATACGTTTAATATGCACGCTTCGTTGCTATTAACCCATACATCATGCGCTTCTTTAATTGCATTTATAAATGCTTGTTCGTTTGTGAATATTTTATCGTATTCACTTCTTACACTCTCAATATGGTTTAAGTGTGCTTCTTTTGTAGGAAAAATGATTGAATTATTTTGAGCAACCTTTTTTGCTCTGATTAGTATCAATTTCATACCGCAAATATATGAACTTTTCATACTGCAAATATATGAACTTTTTTTTACTTACGCAAATATACGCAAAAAAAAATCAAAAGAAAGTGCAGAAAAAATTTTTTCACTTTTTTTACAAAACACTTGACACGTATTAAAGTCTTTTGTATATTTGCAACCGATTTCTACTATTGTAGATTTTCGTTCTTTTATTTTTGCTCTTATTAGTATCGTTTTCATCTTAACCCTCCTTTACGGGGGGGTTTATTTTTTTTATCATATACTATTTTTTTGTATATTTGTGCAAAATTTATTTATAACTATGATTGCATATATAGACTTCTTTCATGCAAGACCGTTTTTGAAAGAGAACAATAAGTACTATAAACAGCTTTTACAACTTTCTGAAATGTACGAAATTTATTTCGTGAAGGAGCAGTATACAACAATGCAAGACGGGTACAAGCAATCTTTTGCTTTGTCTAAAAAAGCGTTTGGAGTATATATCCCACTTAAAGATATCAGAAATCGGATAAGCGCAAATCAAAACGGGTGCAATACACACACAAGCAACCCTACAATCAATTTAATGAACGAAATAAAAAACAAGGGATACGATATAATAGAGATAGAATACGAATACGATACGTTTGTAAATTCAGAAGCGGGGAGTACTGCACGAAGCGTGCTTGCTATATCAAACGATATTGATATTTATAAATTATCAGGGTTTCATAACAATTTATCCCTGTTACCCTTTTATGATTTAGATAAAGCACCTAAAAAAGAGACGTTTGATGAATTTTTGTTCAGTGTTTTTTTAACCTTCATTTTTGGTAATGTAAAAAACAACGTATACGGGGTTGTGTATAAGGATTTAATTTTAGATTACGATAATTTCAGTGAAAAAATCGTTGATAATGCACCCAAAACTGAAATATTGCAATATATAAACAGAAGTATAGTGAATTATAAAAAAGCACCGTTTTTGCACGATACTGCAATGTATAATAAACAAAAAACGATAGATTATTTAACAAAGTGCATAAATGATAAAGGGATAATCCATTTAAGGGATATATTATTAGAATGTGGTATCCTTGCAAGCAAGTTTGTTCAGAAGTATGCACCTGAATTTTCTGATATGTTTACAAAAGATTATATAAACTATATAAGCGTATTATGTTACCATACTACATTATTTGAGTAGCAATAATGCTCTCTATAAGAGTAAGATTACTATTGATATATTCCTGACCTATCTCTTGTGAAGGTGCTATTTTACGTAAGCAAGTAAAGGTATAATGCTCCATATTAAGCACTATTTTTGCGTGGGTTTCATATGTCTGTACGCTGTTTTTTACGTAAACAAGTATATTTGCACGTACAAAAAATTGACCATATATCCTACGAAACATACCATAAGATACAATACCATTACTACTGTTAGCTAAATCACTATCTAATCTATCTATTGTATCTTCAAACAAGTGCTGTGTCAATATCATTTCCTTAAAGGGATAAAAATCTACCTTAACCACGTCTGCAATAGGGTTGTTGGTTATTTTGTCAATAAACTGCGTATCTAAATTACCTTGCAAGCGGGTGTAAGCGTTGTATACGTTACCCGCTCTATCGTAGCAAACCACGTTTGTTAAATCAGGTAAGAACTTGTTATCACAAAACAAATGATTGTTAGGAGTAACTTCTTTAACATGTATTGTAGTAAAGGTATTCTTCACTAAACTCACTAATTTATCCATGTTTATTATACGTATTATAATTGTGAAGGTGCAAATATACAAATAATATATTATATAACAAAATATAAAAAACACACCTTCACGGATAACATTTATAAATCACGGGTTGTGAAGGTGTAATTTTACATGTATTTATATTATATATATAAGATAATATATCTTAAAACACACCTTCACGGTGGGGTTGTAAAAAAAAATCAAAAAAAACTTGACTTGTGTTAACTTTTTTTGTATATTTGCGTTTTAAGAATATCGTATGAATAGAAAAAGTGTAGCGCTACCTATTGTAGAAGCAAGTAAAGCACCTGAACAAGGGGTGCGTGAGATTAGCTTCTATATTTTTGCGTTTAATACCCCCGATTTAGACGGGGACGTGGTTACAAAAAACACCAAAATTGAAGTGTATCCTCATGCAAAGTATTTTCTAAATCATGATGTTGAGAAACTACTCGGAACGATACAGGGGATTACGCAGGACGACTTCGGGGTTATAGCAAATGTTAAAATTGCTAACACTTCATTAGGTAATGATGTATACGAGCTGTACAAAGCGGGTGCTATTACACAGCACAGCGTAGGTATGTATATTTTAGACGCAAAAAGAATGAAAGATGGTAGCAACGAGCTATTAAGTGTTAAGCTTATGGAGGTTTCTACCTTAACCCATTTCGCAGCGCAACCATTAGCTACAACCATATCGGTAAAAAATCAAAATAGCAACAACAATAATAATATGGAAAATAAAAATCATAATAACATGGAAAATAGAAAGAAGGAGTTCTACGACAAAGAAGCTCGTATGAAATTAAAAGCAACAGAGGAGGAACTAAACGAACTGCAAAGCAAGGTAACTGATTTAGAAAGTAAAAATACAGACCTTGCAACTGCTATCGGAAACCTTAATGCTCTTGTAGAGACATTAAAGGAGAAGTATGGAAATTCTAATAATACACCACAAGACATGGAAAATCAGGTAATTGATACTGCAAAATCTATCGGTCAGGTTTTGCAAGACGTTGCAAGTCGTAAGGGGGTTAAGCGCATCTCCACAAGGGACTTGTTTAAGTTAAAAAACATTTCATTCACGGGTACAGGGTATAGAAGCGTGGGTAGCACGTTTTATAATTCTATCGGATACAAACGTAGACTTTTAGATTTGTTAAATAAGGAGTATGTAAAAACTTCTAATATCGTATGGAGCGGTTTTAGTAGTCATACACCCGCAGTAGGTAATGACACCGTAGGGTGCTACACACCTAACTTATCAAATATCTCTGTAAGACATGAAAATGCTACGCTTAACAGAGTTGTTGCTGTAACCGACTACTGCGTGTATGCGGTGGATAGCGTAGAAAGTGAAACAGACTTTTTTGTTAAAGTTGCAGAGTTGCTTCTCGGTGAAGTGGAGACTAAAATTGCAAATAGTGTTTACAATCAATTCACAACATTAGGTACAGTCCAAACTGCTACTCCGTCATGGTTAGGTTTAGCGGGTACTGTTACGGACACTACATTAGTGGATATTTTGCATATACACTCCGTAGATGTTAATGCTTTATCAGGTGGTAAAATTAACCCGCTTCAATGCGTAATGATTGTTAACCCCGTAGACTACTCACGATATTTCACTGATAAAACAGCAAGTTATCGTGATGTTCAAACACAAAACGATATAAGCATGCGTATTGTACCCGATTTATCTGTTCCTATCGGAAACTACGTAATTATCCCCGAAGCATACTTAACCTTGTTTTTGTTGGGTACAATGGATACTCGTATTTCCACCCCCGCAGGATTAGACGCTTTTGGAGGTATAGAATATATCGGTATTGAGATTAGCTACGGGTTATCTTTGAGTGCTACTGTAAACAACAACGTAGTAATTTACGGTAACATTGCATCAGCGATTGCTAACTACTAATAGGTATGGGTGCGGGGTTTCCCCGTACCTATATTTTTATTTTGTATTTTGTTTTATTTTTTATTATATTTGCACCATGAATTTGAAGTTTGTTTTTAATAAGTTTATTTTGTTTATCACCTCGTTTTTAATTAGTGGTGTTATATTTAAGTTGTTTATCTTTAATGACCTTCATTTAGTTGGTTATTTGTTTGGTTGTTTATTTGGTAGTATTTTGTTATCTTTGCAGTATGAGAAAAAGTCAAAAAAATAGCACAACGACCACCGCAGGTAGCTTGCTTGTAGAAAGTGAAGTTTTACCAACCGATATATACAATGCGTATATAAGCGGGATAAGTGATATTGAAAAAGGGGAGAACGAGTTGTTGTTTTATAAATACACCAACGGTGAGCTTACTTTAACTGAATTTAGAATTGAAGTTTTTAATAAAATTAAAACCGTAGAGACCGCTTTAACACACCTTTGTGGATATTTTGTATCAGATTTACCTAACAAGGATAGTATAATTGATAGGTTGTTAAATTACGCTTGTGTATTTATGTTTTTCCATAAAGATATAACCGTTGTTATAAATAACATTCACAATAAAGCGTTTAATTTAGCAATGAATGATAGTAAGATTAACAACGAGGTAGATTATTTAGGGTACGTAGAGAATTACCTTTCTACACTAACACCAAAATTAACTAAAATCAAAGAAGCTATAAAACAATATACTAAATCATAATGTTACTTAATTTTGTTACATTTACGAACCACTTTAATAGTTCTATCGTACCCACGATAGACTTATCCACCATGCAAACGCAGTTAGCTACAAAAGTCAGTGGTTTAATAAAACAAATACAAAGCAGGTATATTGATAAGGTATTATCCCATAGTATAGCTACTAACAACTTTTACCCACAATTAACCCCTACAATCCCACAAAACTGCACTTTACCACAATGGGTTGCTATTGAACCGTCCTTACGTGAAATGCTCGTATATTTCGTTTATGTAGATATAATGCAGTATCTAAAAACGAATGAGAGCGGGTTAGGTGCAAATATGGGATTAGCTAATTTTGATAAGAGTTTCCTTGTTACACACTACAATAGTGCAGTGGATATAGCTTTATCTATCAGAAAGACTGTTTTTTCTGATAGTAGTTATGGTACTGTTTCGTGTCCGTGTGAAGTTATTGACTTAAAACATTATCCATTTTAATATATGAATGCAAGAATAGAAAATGAAGTGATAAAACACTTTTTAGGGTATAAAACCCGTATCGTGGGGTCAATTGCAAACCAAAACCACAATTACACCCGTAAGGAGGTTTGGTTTTGTAAGATTAGGGTAATATCCCCAAACACTTTTGTTGTTGGTCAAATTAAGAATAGGTATGATTTAGCTTTTGTTTCTGTAACAATAGAACTTTATACGTTCTTACAAAACAGAATATCCGAACCACTCAACAATTTGTTGTTATTCGCACCTCGTTTAACAGAATACTCATTATATAAACAACCCGTCCTAAATACATTAGGGTATGCGTTTAACACAAACAAAAAAAGCTCTCGTATTATTTCAGCAACCATTGTAGGGTCTGATATATACATAACAACAGCAGACGCAATTGTAACCCCGCTACCACCTAAATTTATAGATGTAATAATTTATGACGCAAGGTATCCTAACATCATCACTGATTTACCCGTAGGTTTTTCTTACGCAAGCGCAGGGGGTACGGTTTCTGCTAATTTACACAACCCTGATGGTAGTTTTGATATAAAAGCAATATCAGGAGCAACGCAGTATGATTATTTTACGTATAATAATGGAATTACGTCTATTACAACCGCTCTTTATCCTATTTATGACAAAGAGACCGTTGCAAGGAACGTGTATAAATATAGGTACTTTTTGTAATGGAATTTGCAAGTGATGAATTTTTGGATTATATTTGCGGGGAGCTTGATAAGATAGGTTTGAGTGAGAAGGAGCTTAAAACCCTGAAAATGATTGTGCAAAACGCTTTATTTATTGACTTTTTGAATTGTATAGATGATAGTAGTAAGATAGATAAGAATGCACTTATGAAAATAGAGATACAGTACAAAACAGCATTGTGTTACGAAAAAGGGTATAAAGCAAATGATATATTACAAATTAAATCGGATACAATATCACAATACGAACAAAAAGAATTAAATGAAAATAATAAAATAACAATAAACTTTTTTAATTAAGATTATGAGTAACTGTTGCAAAAAAGAGAAAATCCTATCATTAGGTAATCCACAATGTTATGAAACATTTGGAGAAATTAGACGTGTGGTTTTTACACCAAAAAACCTTTATGGAGTATCAGGTGCTTACGTAACCGCACCATATCCACACTCAATTACAAGTGGTACGTTGTTTGTCCCTGATTTAGTTACGTTGCTAACAAACGGAGACGCAGTAGTAACAGAATTGATAGAGGATTTAACAATTGAACGTTCAGAAGATACCTTCAAAACTTATCCTAATGGGAGACGTGTAAGAATTAGACAAGGTACTTACACCGTGTCTTTTGCTTTACCTTTACAAATAGCACAAACTATCACTGCGTTTAAGCAAATGTATTGCAGGGAGCTTGCAGTGTATTTTATAAACAAGGAGGATAAAGTTATCGGGGTTTTAAGTACATCAGGGAACGATTTGTACCTTGCACCTATTGCACTTTTTGACAAAAGTGTTACGGGGGTATTCAATTTCCAAAGCGGGGACGAACCTGAAAAAATAAACGTTTCATTTGTTGTGGAGGACACCTTTACTCCCGAAAATTTGCGTGTAGCAGAGATTGATACATTAGACGCAGTAGTCCCCGTGTATGTTTCCATGAACAACTTATACAACACTTTCACTGAAAGTGTAGAGTTTGATACAGTAAATAACCGTATCAGAACCGTATTGATGTTACCAAACAACGTGGGGTACGAAAACGTAGTGTCCTCTGATTTCCTTGCTGTTGCACCGTTTGGTATTGCAATTAAAGACTTAACCACTAATGTAACCACGAACTATACTTGTATAAGCTATTCGTTTAACAATACAACGAAAGAGCTTACGTTTAATTTTACTTCATTACCATTAACCGTTGGTAATAAGTATCAATTAGTTCGTATCTATGGTAATTTGCAACCTTTAAGTGTCAATATTTACAACGACTTCATAAAAGGAGTTGAAACAACCGTAGGAACTGCAATCTAATGGATAAGAAAGTAACATTACCTAAATTATCCTTTAATGTAAATGAATTAACGAAAGGTAGTATCTTTGCAAGCGAAATAAAAAAAGGTGCGAAAAAGTACAGCGTGGGTGCAACTGATTACTACCTTTTCGTTGATAAACAAGGGGTATATTGTATTTACACAAAAGAAACAGCAAACATAAACAAAAACCTATTTATAAATATACACGAACTACCTTGTTACACGGATAATAATAAAGTAGAATTTTTATTTATTTTAGAAATAGAAGGGGTTAATGGATTTTACACAACAAGGGTATATGTTTGATAGTATAAAAAGACTTTTCAGGAAAAAGCGGGTAGAAAAAAGTTGTTTAGTACCTGATGTTTGTATAAACAGTCCTTTATATAGCAGTGCTACCACAACAAGTGTAAGTGAATATAGAAATAAGCACTTATTACAGTATCCGATTATTTATCGTGCAGTGGATTTGATTTGTAAATCCGTGTCTACGTATGATTATGAGTACGAAGGATACTCAATAATTTTAGACACTGCAAAATTGTACAAGGTGTTTTTTAACAGCTTTATATCCGATACCTATGTAAACATAGAAGTTAAGGGGATAGATTTTGAGAAAAAACAAATCCATGTAACCGTAGAACCGAATGCAAATGGTACAGTGAAGGTAGAAAATAAGCAATTATCAAAAATTATAAATAAAATTGTAGAAGTGCAGTTAGAGCAGTACTACGAGCTTCTGCTTGCTTACTATAAAGCAAGCAAGGTACAAGGTGCGTTGTTACCCGCAAATAGTGAGAATGCAAATAGTATATCCTTTACATTAAACGAACAAGTAGAATTAAGCAGTAGGTTAGAGCGGGTATTTACAGACCTAAAAAACGCTTATAACATCATTTCATTGACCGTCCCATTTGAGTACGTACCTTTTGAACACAAGTTTGCAGATACAGGGTTAATTGAATTGAAGGAACTCATTAAAGAGGACGTAGGGTATATCTTTGGAATACCTTCACTGCTGTTAGAAAATAATAGCAATAGCACGTACAACAACTTATCAGAAAGTCAAAGAACTTTGCAAGAAAATTTGTATTTTTACGCTTCAATTATAAATGATTTATTGTATAACTATATCAAAAAAACAAATATAATTAAAAAATAATGGAAACACCGAGTAATGAATTTATAGGAGTAGTTGTAGCTTTCCTAACCTACCTTTTTAAGGATACAGCTATAAAAATGATTAAAGAGAGTAGGTTTTACATTAAACGAGAGATAATGAAAATTATATCAGATAGAGACCTACACGAGCTACGCACCTTGTTCGGTAGCTACGCTGTTATTTTACTTCATAATGGTACAAGTATAGCAAACAAGCAATACAAAAAAGCAACAACTATTTTTTCCCACAATTTTAGTGAGATGGTATTTAATAATGAACCTATTGTAAAAAACGATTTGTTGTATTTTATGGTTTACGAGCAAAAAGATATGCAAGATAACACGTATATATACGCTTGTGATAATATATTACTTGTATTAAAAAAAGATGTAGATTTGGAAAAATTAAAAGAAACCCGTATCTTTGTGATTTTAGAAAGATTATGCAAAACGAGCTATTAAACAATACAATTGATACAGAACTGATAAAAGAGTTTCAGGAAGCTGTAAAAACTCTTAATATAGTTTTAGAAAACAACAAAGCTATATTTGAGAGCGTGCTAAATACTACTAATATATCTGAACTTACCAACGTTTTAACTGAATTAAATAAGATAAAGAATGAAGGTTTTAAGTAATAAATCTTATTGTCAATCCCTGCGTGGTGCAAACGTTGCTACGGGGTGCGTTTTTACTAACACGAACAACGTAAGGTTCTTATTAGGAGGGGATATTGTTTTTAGTGCTTCTAATTACCCGTCTGTTGTTGATGGATATAAATTAACCCTAAACACCGATTACGGTAGGTACTATAATGTAGGGGATACAGTATTAGTTTCATTTGTAACAAACAGCGGGGGTTATAGTCATTTTATCGGTACTATCCTTTCTATTCCTTCGTATAATGAATTGATTATACAATCTGTTTCTTTAAGTGCTTTAATTATAGGTTCTCATTTAACCCCGAACCTATCTTATGAAGGTACAATAAGCAGTCCAAACCTAAATAACATTGTTAAACATATATACCTAAAAACGTCTTTATACGCTACTGACAAAACAGAAGTAAGTAGTGTTACGCTTAACACCACCCGCTTTTATAGCAGTGTTCCTGATGCGCTAAATAATACAACTGAAACGACTGCGGTTTCTGTAAAACCTGCTACCTTAATCAGTAGTGATTTTGATAAATACAGCTCCCCCGTTTATATCGGAATTGAAGTAATTTTAGATAATCAGTTTTACGACACGGTTACATTAAGTTTTGCAAGTCATTTTGTAGTTAATTGTACGTTTGGACACAACTTTAATAAGCTGTATTTTATGACACAAACAATTGAGAATACGCACTACGGGGTTAACTACCCACAATACAGACAATATGCGCATTTAGCAACCCCTATACCTATTGAGACCCCTGAACTATCAGGGTTAGACACCTATAAGTTCTCTTACGAGTTTTTGTTTAGTCGTGAAAATAACAACGATAATACAGAAAATAGTATATCTTTTAGTGATACAACAACCCTTCAAAGCACCCCGTATTTTAATGAAAAATTTAACTCTCAAAGTCCTGATTACGAAGTAGCAATACTGTATAAAGATATTGACTTTAATACATTAGGATATACTAATACTGTAATAGTACAACTTCAAAAACCAAAAGTACCCATAAACCTATTAACCTACAACAAGGATTATATTACCTTTTTTGAGAAAAAAAGTACGTACAACCCCTTTATTGATACTTTTGAGGAAATGCGTATCATTTCCAAAAGTAGGGATACCTACCCCGTATTAAACAACAATTTTGTTGATTTTTACAATTACGTATCCACTCCGATTGTTCAAAATATATCCTTTACCCCCGTTTCACCAAACACGTTTACTATAACATTTGAATTTAATCCATCTTTATATAATACTTCATTAGGTACTTTTGCAATAGAAGGGGTTACGTTGTACTACGTAAATGAATGGATACACGACTTGTATACATCATTAGGATTACCTAATGCAAGTAATGCACTGCAATCCCATATATTTATAAATGAAACCAATCAGTATTATATTGATAACCTTAATTCAAAGCGGATACATTTTGCAAATCCAATAATGTATTGGAATAGCAGACGCATGGTTAATATGGTTTCTAACACACCCCCGTATCAGTTTAATTATGGTACGCATGGTAACACCGCACCGCTTTTTGCTAACACGTATTTGTTTTCATTAAGAACGTTTTATACATTAAAAGACGGGGTTACACTGTTAGATGATACGAAGGTTAAGTTTAAGCAGGTAAAGGTAATATGGGTTAAAGGTAATGATGAGTTTTTTACTAACCCTACACTACACCCATTAGTTACACCTAAAACTGATAGTTATTTTTACACAAAACAATTCCTTGATGAGTTAATAGAAAACGCTCCCATATTGTATCAAACTGTTTATGATGTTTTAAGTTTAACAGGTGGGACGGGGATTACCTATCAGGGACTTCCACAACACCCCGATACAGAGATAAAGCGGTTCAGTGAAATATCAGACGCAAATGCAATGCTTATCCCTAACTATGAGTTTCGTTTTGGTAGGGATACTGCTTGGACTGCTTTTGGTTTTGTTAGTCCATTGTTAAGTAGTCTTGCATACTTATTCACAAGCACTTTTTATGAATTAGACAATGAAAGTCAAAAAAACATTCCTAACAGAAGTATATTTTTAGACTTTTCAGAGGATAATTCAGGTCATAATCAATCACACCCACACTACCAAAAATACAATAGTAACCTCGTAAACGACTATCAGGTATCAGCAAACGCAAAACAGAATTTAGTATTTCCTATTATCGTAGTTTCTTACGATTATGACGGTATACCATTTACAGAACGATTAACACCACTGCATTATGCGTATTATGAACTCACACAATTCAAAACGCTTAATAATTGTTACCCCGCATGCGTTTATCATGATAAATATACTAATGGGATATATGATTATTTTGTTGTAGTAAGAGAACCTATAAGTAGCTTCCCTGACGCAGACCCGCAGTTAAGTTTTGCTACATCTTTGGGTACTTTTGTAGGAACTAACATTTTTGCAATAGATGGGGATACCATGCTTATAAAAGCTACAAATCCCCTGTATTTAGCTAACATTGCAACACCCGTTGCAGGGTTTCCATACACTAATGCAACACCTACTATTTTAGGTATGACTTTACTTGAAAAAAATAACAACAGAACCCTTAATGATAAAACCTGCATGGAATATGCACCTATTGCAAATCAATTTGTGCAAGATAGCAACGGTATTGATATAATAAACCCTTACACCGACTACGAAATAAAAAACCTTAAAGAAGGAGAATACTACTTATACGTGTATATAGGTAAATCCTTCTACAAAGCAGGTGAAAGCGCAACAACGGTTAATTATTTAACAGTAGGTCAGACTTACGCACCTGATAACCCTATAAATTTCTCCCCCTGGTATTCCTTCCCTCCAAGCTACGGGATATTAGACGTTGCAACAATGCGTTTTTCTATAAAAGTGTCTAAAACTATTTCTAACGAACCTAATGTTTTTATTTCTGAATGTTGCGAAGCTAATTTTATAGAAAGATTTATAAATGTAAAAACAAAAACGGGTTACACCGCAACGTTAGATGATACCGTGCTTTTATTCCTGAACAAAACCCTACCATTACTTTACAGCGTAGAAGTAAACGGGGTAACTATACCTTTATCCTTACCCGTATCCACGCTTGATACATATAAACTATACCTATCAGGTAGTACTGTTATAGAGGATTTGTACGCAATTCCTTTATCCGTGCTTTTGGGTGCATACTACAACAACCCTACATACCCTTGTGTTATATTAAACATACCCAACAATCCGAGTTCAATTATTTACAACGAGGTAAAAATTATTGATAGTTTATGTTTAGTTACAAACAGAGTTAGCTCAAACTCATTCCTAAACCATAAAGGAATAAGAATGTACGGAAAAGAAAAAAGCAAACAAAAAACATCATTTATAAATTTCATGCAAAAAGATGATGAAGGGAGTGTTTCTATCAATAGGGAGCAGGTACAATTAAATAGGGTGTCAGAGCTATATAACTATAATAAAACAATACAACGGGGGATTGATATTATCATTCCTAACTACAACGTGGTGCATAATTATATAGATATAATTACACTAATGCAAGAAAATTGCACAATAAAATTAGTAGGTGTATCTAAATATGGTACAGGGGATATTGAAGTTACATTAGATAGTTTTAGCATATCCCACTATGGAAATAGTAGTTTTGGAGATATAGAATTGAACTTTAAGGAAAAATATAATACTTTTGTAAGTTAATATGGGTGCAGGGAGAAGAGAAGCATATTATAGCAAACTAAAAGTACTCTCATCTGAAATAAAAGAAGAATGGGAGCAAATAACAAGCAACAACAAAAGGAGCTTTGTTACACTATCCGCTTTTGCTACACGGTTAAATTCCTCATTAACTACGCTAAAAAAAGAGCGTGAAAGAGAAATCACCGATTTAGACAAAACAAACGAATTACTAACCACAACAGAAACAATTCATAAATCAATACTTAATGATATTAAGGATAAAAATAAAGAGCTAAAAACCACAAACAACGAGTTAGTAAAACAAAAAAACACCTACTCAAAAATTAGTGAATTTATAAAAAACATAAAAAACAACCTTGCAACACTTAAACCCTTGCAGGGGATTAACTTAAATATACCAAATGGTAAGAATATAATCAATGACACAATAAATGATGTTGCAAAATCAATAAAAGGACTTCTACCTATTATTAAAACAGCGGTTATTGTATTGACGGGTGTACTAAATTCAGTATTCAAAAATATAGCTAATGGGATAAACGCTTTCTTTATAGCGGTTTCTGATAGGGGGATAAGTGGATTAAGAAAGGGGATTAAAGATTTAAGTAATGAATTTGGAAAGATAGGAAACGATTTATCCGATACTTTATCTAATGCAAAAGACGTTTATAAAACGCTTTTGGAAATAAGCAAGTTAGAAAAACAAGTAGAAGCACAAACAAACCTTGTGGGAGTAGCACAAAACAGATTAGATGTTTTGCGGGAGCAAAAAGAACTGTTAGATAACACAAACATATCATTGCAGGATAGATTAAGTGTACTTGCAAAACAATACGCTTTTGAACAAGATGTTATCAATGCTAATTTAGCACTACTTAATGCTAAAAAGGAACTTGTAAAAAGAGAACTCTTTATAGCAAAAGTGCAAAAAGAGAATACTATAAATAAAGAAAGCGAACTTACATTACTTAATAGCGAAACAGATAAATTAAACAAGCAAGCTAACTTACTAAAACAAATTTTTCAAATTGAAAAAACACTAACCATTATCCGTGATGTAAGTAATAAAGCTAATTTAGACAAAGTAAAAATAGTAGAAGCATTGAACAAGGAAATACAACAACTACGAAGTACGGTGCAAAGCGGTTTTGTTTTAGAAAAAGAAGTTGAGTTATCAAACAAAGCTATACAGGAATTATCAAAACAAGCAAAAATAGCTTTTGAAACTATAAAAGAAAGCACAAAAGCAAGCATTGATACTGATTTTATTTCAAACGCTTTAATTAAAGGAATAGACCCTACAATCGTAAAAGGTCAATTGTTACAAGTGAAAGGAATAAACAAAGAGGTTATTGATGAAATTATTGAGATTTATAGTAACTACTATGAGACCGTAAAAGAACTGCAAAACCAAAACTACGAAAGTAATAAAGAGATTGTAGAGAGAAACAAGCAAGCGGTTTTAGCGCTAATAGAAGTAGAATACGAAGCACGTAAAACAGCAATAGAAAGCACGCTACCAACCTATTTAGATTTTAGAACGATACTATCTGATATTGAAGCAAGCAACGTAAATATATTTGCAAAAACAATTCAGAGCGTAAACGCTTTGAAGCGTGGGTATATTGAGTTGGGTAAGCAATATGATGATAATGTAGCTAAAATAGAAAAATATCAATCACTGTTAGAGGAGGTAGATAGAACAGAAGCGTTCTTTATTAAACAAATAGAACAACGAAACGATTTAACAGAGCAGGAAAAACAAACAGAGATTGAGAAAATTAAACAAAGGTATCAAATAGAACGAAACGAAATACGTAAAACAGTTAAAGAACTTACAAAAAGCAATGATGATATAAGAAACGAACAAAACGGTATACGAAAAGAGATTACTGATAAATACAACGCTTTATTTGCAACCATCTTTGATAACTTATCTAATATAGCAAGTCAGGTAACAACAGAACTTAATGCGTATTTAAGTAGACAGCAAGGTTATATTGACAACTACATTACGAGGTTGCAAAATATGTACAACGTACAACAAGCATTGTTAGGAAAGGTATCCGACCTGCAATCAGATAGAATAAATAGAGAAATTGCAAGAGCAGAAGCAGAAAAAAGAAGGATTGAGAGACAAAAAGAAGCAATTGAAACTGTGAATACATTATTGCAAACGTATAATAGCTACCTACAAGCAGGGAATAAACCACAACAAGCACTTCTAAATGCAATAAAAGATATCCTTCTTATTAAGACCATCAGCAGAGCTATTAAAGGACGCTTCGCAAAAGGTATAGAAGGGTTTAAGGGTAAAGGTACAGACACAAGTGATGAAAACCTTGTATTGATAAGCAATAATGAAAGTATCGTAACTGCACAAGCTACAAGGAAATATAAAGGATTAGTAACAGCAATGAATAAAGGTAATGTAAATGAGTGGATACAACAAAACAGCGTGGTTAATTATGGTAAAAATTACAACTACGATTTTATAAAATTAGGTAACACTATTGCTTCAATTATAAAGACAAACGATAAATATACAGTAAAATAAACTATGATATTAGATATTAAACTACAAAACGATTTATATAACATGGTGTTAACCCGTGTAAATGCAGGGATAACTATAAACTATGATAGCTCCGTAGATAAAGGTAGGACTATACTACCTACACAAGTAAGCGTTTTTGGTGCAGAAGCAAAAGAGATATATACAGCAATCACAAGTGTAACTAACAATACCAAAATAATTATAGAACTAACAACAATATCAGGTACTACAACCGTTGTGGAAGGGTTCACAAATATTAACAGTGATGTAGTGTTTTATTACGAGCAAAACGTAATCTCTTTCTCTGTTACCCTTTATGATAAAGCGGTTAATCTATCATACGTACTTAATGAAAAAATTCTAACTATTACACAACCCACGAAATACAAAACATACATTATCAGCTACAATGCAAATCAAGAAGTGTTAGTTGGTATTGCGGTGGTCGGATTAGCAACAATTACCCTTGAAATTATAGATATTATAAATGAATTATCTAACATATTAACCGTAACCGCAAACCCGTTTGCGTACCACGAAATACTAAAAATACTACCACTAATTATCAGGTTTGGGTTAGCTATTCCTATATTGTATAGTGTATACGATAACATAAAAGTAGCTTCACTACCTAATATATTAAAAGTGGACTGTTATAGGATACAGAATGTTATACAGGATACCTTGTCTACGTTTAATTACGGGGTGGTTTTTAGTGAAGTTGTTTTAGAAAAAATAAAAGACTTGTATTACGTAGAACCTATACAGGTAAATGAAGATGACTTAAAACGGGGGTTAGTTACAGATATAAGTTCTAACAAGGTAATCCCAACGGTTACTTTGTCGGATTTGTTTGACTTTATAAAACATTATGCGGGTGCAAAAATTATCGTTAAAGATAAAACGATATACGTGGAGGACGCTTCTTTCACAAGCGTATCATCTTACAGCTCATTAAACGCAGATAGAATAAATATAGAACAAATAGAACCTAATAAGCTATACAATAACCTGCGGGTATTCAATTATGCTATTGATAGTGCTAACTCCTTATCCTTATCTAATAAAACAAGTGAGAAGGTGTTTTATTCAAACGACTTGTATAATAAATATGTTACCAACACCTACTCATTAAACGAGTTAGATAATGGGATATATACATATAACTCCGTATTTTCTATTACGGGGATTAAAGATAAACGTAGAACAATAGAAAAAGTTTGGGATACATTAACGGGAATTTACAATAAACTTGTGGGTACGATAAATGCAATTATAGACGCAGTTAATTCAACCGTAGGTGCAATCGTGGGTGCTGTAAATGCACTTATTAAAACAATAAACAAAATACTAAAAACTAAAATAAAAACTATCCCAACTCCCCCTCCTTTGTCAAAAATAAATAAGTTAGACGCAATAAAAACCTTTTTAGGATACCTCCAAACTGAAAATGCTACATTCACAAACGCTATTCTTTTTGAAGGGATAATAAACCCCGATAAAGATTACACCATTGAACCTACGGAGACAAAAAGACACTTGATAGAAAATACAGACACCCGAAATTTTATTTATGAGAAAATTAAAGTTAAGCTACCTATTCCGATTAAAGACGTTTTTTGGTTAAACACCTATTGGTTTATTACCTTTAACAACGGGTTTGACACAAGAAACTACCTGATTGACAAATACAGCGTTTCATTAAACGAAGGGGTTGCAATTGTAAATGCTGATTTGATATACTTAAAAGATATATTATCAGAGACTAATATAATATAATATGTATAAATTTATAAATAACATACCTTACAAGTACTTAATTAGTAGTGAATTTGATTATAGTAGTGAAAGTGCGTATTTAGTGTTTTTAGAAAATAAGGACACGGTACTTACAGAATACATTGATTATGTTAATAAGGACGTGGTAGATATATTATATAAAGATGTGAAAGACGTGATAGAAAAGATTGATAGGTTTGGATTAGAAAAGTTAGACCTAATCGTAATGCTTGTAGACCGTGTCATACAAAAACACAACCTTGTTTTTGATGAAAACACGGAACAAAAAAACATTGTAAACTTCTATCAGTGGTTAAGTGTGATACAAGCAACACTACAAACGCAGGTAGATGAGAACGTGTCTATAATACAAGCAATAGAATTAGAAAAAGTTGCTTTAACAAAACTGAAAAATGAAGCAGTTTAATTTCAATAAGAAGTTTAAGAGCTTTTTTGAAGCTATATTGAACAATAGGAATAAGCGCATAATCCTAATATCGGGGGGACGGGGGTCAGGAAAAACAACCGCTCTTAATACAGCAGTGGTCTTACGGATACTTCAAAACAATGATGAAAAAATAATATATTCACGATACCTATCTAAATCATTGTACCACTCCGCTTCTGATATTGACAAAATCATAGATGGGTTAGGGGTCAAAAATACTATTCAGATAAAAAAGAACTTCAATGAATACAATATAAAATATAAAAAAACAGAGGTTCTATTTATCGGATTGTTTAATAGTATCAAAAACGAAAGCATTAAAAGTAT